ATAAGAATTGCTTTGTCTTGGATTGCTTCGTCACCAAAAATTTCCACGTTGTCATAAAGCCAGCGGAATATTTCTTCCATCTCTTCTGGTCGTGCTTGACTACAAACAAGTTTACGACCTTCTGTGATTTTTCCTGCTTTGAATAATCGAACCATGTCTAACTTATAATCAGCTTGCCCACTATCTGCTTTTTCTGGAGTATGTAATTTTCCATCCATACTGTTCATTTGTGTGGTGTTGATACATTTGCGTAGGTCTGGATAGGTAGCTTTGACAAACGTGTCTAAGGTATCCAAATCAAACTCTACAGATTCTTCCATGAGAATGGTAGCCACACGAGCAGTGAATTCAGCAATATCAACTTTTTCAATGTGAAAACCTTGACAACGACTATGCAATGCTGGAATAATACGATTAGGATAGTTACAGGTAAGGATAAATCTTGCAGTAGTATGGTATTCTTCCATAACTCCACGCAAAGCCGCCTGTGCGTTAGGTGACAGATAGTCTGCTTCGTCTAATAGTACTACTTTAAAATCACCAAACGGAATCATTTGTACAAAATTTACAATCTTGTCACGAACATCTTCAACTGAGTTTGTGCGTGACGCATTGATTTCCAAAACATCTAGATCATTAATTTGTAATTCGTTAAACAGTACCCTTGCTAGAGTAGTTTTGCCAATACCAGCGTTGCCACTAAACAGCAAATGCGGAATTGACTTTTGTTTGATCCAAGATTCTACTTGTTCTTTTTGATGATTATCTCTAAACACATAACCATCAATGGTGTTAGGCCGATATTTTTCTACCCATAATTCTTTCATTTTAAACCATTTCCTCGTAAACTCCAAGTGCTTCTGCAACAATCAATAACAGACCAGCAACAGTAAATTCGCCAAAGCATAATGCAATGCCAGCAATAATTCTAAAGAAGCTTTTTACAAAGCTAATATATTTGTGTTTGGTTGGATCTGGATGCTCTACCTCGCTGGTAGTTTTTTTCTCCACAGCGTCTAGACGACCCATAAGGTCTTGCATCAGTTGAATATTTTCTTCGTAATCTTTCTTTGCTTGGTCTTTAGCGTTCATTGTATCTCCTTAATTAGAAACTCTTCTTCTAATTATACAATGAACGTTGCCTAATAGTCAATAAGATTGATGCTCAAATATTAAATGAAAATGATTTTCTAGGATTATTGTTTAATTTTTGCGGAACTTCGTGTTCCATCCAAGCGTTCCATATCACAATGTTTCCAACTTTTGGCTCAACAAAATATGTGTTTTGTATTTCGTTATTAAACACTGATATTGATTTTGGATTAAACAATACCAACGGCGGAACATCGTCACCAACTTCTAAGTAAATGATTCCAGAAAATGTACATTGGTGATGCATGTGTCTTCTTAGATACGCATTTTTATTCATAGAACTAAAAAACCCATATGGTTTAAAATCTATTTGATAATAATTCATGCCCGCCGCATCTGCTAATTTAACAGCATAATGCGTTATTATTGTATTCAATGTTTGCTGTACCAGCGGCTCTGACATCACAACAGGATTGAGATCATTAGACCCAAGTGTTGATGGAAAATTATCGATATTAAGTAAATTGTCTGTAGTTAATGATGTATACTTATTACACAACGGCAACAATGCGTTAGCTAACTCTACATTAGAATCCTGGAGAACACATGTTGGGAATACAGATTCAATAATCATTTATTGTTCGAAGCTTGGTCTTGCAAACGAAGCTGGATCAAATGTTTGGTGTGATACAGTACTGTGGGCACCGTAAATAACTTCATTTGGTTTTTCGTCAGTGACTGCTAAAATTCCTTTTGGATCAGCACGACGAATAATCATATCGTTGCCGTCATCATCCAACACAGTAAACCCACGACTCCAACGGCCATGCTCAAGCAAAATCCACTCACCAACCTTTACATCCACTTGACTTGGCCCGATGGAATAAACCTTGCCCCATCGACTTTTAACACCTTCGCTTTTGCCATCGTCGCTTAACAGCACAAGCCCGCCTTTAGTTTTTTGCTCGCCAAAATCCATATCAACGATAACAATGTTATCTCGAATTGGTTTTAATTTACTAGCATATACTGGTACTTTTTTCATTCGTTTCCTTCAGGATCCATGTCTGCTACATTTTTCTTAGCAACAACTGGTTTTGCAACAACAGTTTCTTCGGGTGTCCTGATGTTAATTTGATCTGGGACAATTCTGTTGGCTTCTGCTTCTCTTAGGATTTCTTCGCGTTTTCTAACAATGCGACCACCCGCTCCTAGTTCGTCACCACGGGCATTAACTTTAATATTACCAACTGCTGGAGTAAGTTCGTTAACGTTAACTAATCTATTCATATCAACTTCTTTGCCTTGCATTGAGCGATATACTTGTTTTGGTTGTTGTTCCATTTTTAAATCTCCTTAATTATACTACTACTTATCTCAGGAATTCCTGCCACTCGAGATTATATTTAATACTATCGATGTGATGTACTCCTATTAAATAGAGTACGTAACTGGCCACGCTAGATCCCCTACCAATTCCCCAAACTACATTATTTTTGTTGCAAGTATCAACAAAATACTTGAGCCAACGCAATAAATCTATCATATTGCGTTCTCTAAATGCTGCCAGTTCCTCAGTTACTCTAGTATGCTGAGGATCCCACGGTGGGCATTGCTCCCATATCCAAGATTCAATATCCAGTGTTTTATACTCATTGGGTATATTCCAATTAGATTGGCAAGCTCGATCGTAGTCTGCTACGTCAAAATGAGGTTCGTACGGAGGAACAAATCTAAAACCAATTTGTTTTTCTAATTCTTTTACAGCATCGGTACGTTCAACAATCATAGTATCGTTGACATTAAATTGATGTCCTTTATAAATGGCATCAAATAAATCTTGTTCTGAAAATATGGGATTGTTATATTTGTCTAGGCGCATAGCCTATATTTTACTGTATGTTGATTAATTTGTCAAGGCTTTTATCGCGATTATCAACCATTTTTTGCCATTCAGCTTGACGCCTTTTAGCTTGTTCTTCCTTGTAAGAATCCAATGCCATAGCAACTTGTTGTTTCAATTGTGGATTCATTGATTGGAAATATTTTTTAGTGAGATCATTAATTTTTGAATCAATCTCACTGTCCTTCAAATCTTCTAAATGTGATATTAACGGATGCATTAATTGTATTCACCAACATATCTTAGATATACGTTGAGTCCAGCATCAACTGTCCATGCTTCTATTACTTTGACGTTATCACCTGTATTAGATGTTAATACAGCAGTTGCCGTTGCTTGAACACCTGTTACCGAAGGAGGCCCAACGGTAACAATTGGTGGAACACCAGACCAACCATCTCCGCTATCTGTCACGGTTATTGTATCAATAGCACAAATTAAATCAACCTGAGCTCCAGTTCCAGAACTGGATAATGATGTAACAGTTTTTGATCCAGTCAAGGGAGATTCTAAAGGACCATTAACAACCACGCTGAGGTTAGTGATGCCGCCGGTTCCGTTTACTCCGGTTACTGACAGTACAATTTTTGAATTTTCGTTTACAACTAGTTTATCACCATTAGCATAACCAGTGCCCAGTACACCTGACGAAGCTGTGGCAGAAAGTACTTTGTAGGCAGCAGTCGCAGTTGCAACTGTTCCGCCAGTCAATGTTGGGCTGGTAAACGAAACAGTGGTTGGAGTTTGATATTTGCTGCCGGCTTCTATGATTGTGATGCTTCGAACACTTTCCCCACCAACCTTAAATCCTTGACTTGAACTGTTTGGCAATGTGGGATATGCTACGTCGTATCTGATAGTGCCGCCGCCGCTGGTTGCAAATCCCGGAGTACGCACTCCGTTTTGATCGCTAGAAATCAACACACGGATCAAACCCATTTTACCGGCAGTGGGCCAGTTGGTAAAGGTCAATGTGGCATCTCCTGACAGCACAAATTTTTGTACAGGACCGTTGACTAAATCAATATTTGCCGAAGCTGAAACAGTTCCACCGCTGAAATATACCCCGTAGAATTTATTGTATAATCCGTTGCTTATGGTACTGCCGTTTAGGTCGTTGTTGACAACCGCATTGGTTGTGAGGTTTGCTTTTAACACAGCTTTGTCTTGCAATGCAGTGAGTTCTGTTTTGGCAATGGCTAATCCAGCTGAGATTGCTGTGAAATTATCACGAAATCCTTGGCTGTTGTTATCTTGCCCAGCTACTGGGTAAGATGCATTGATTGCTCCGAAATTTATTTGACTGGTCATACTGTTATCCTATCGTTTCTAAATACAAGATATTTATCGTTAATCGAACCGGTGACAGAATCTATTATGTATCTGTCCACTGTGTAATCTAAGGATTTAAAATCAAATCCGCTGTATTTTATGTTTAATAATATATCAGCACTTTTTCCTGCTTCGCAATAACAAATTGGAATGGCCAATACAAATCCTAATTCTTGACTTGCGCCGGGCTGAATACTTCGCATCCATAAGGGCATGTAGTTTCTTTCAGTTGCGCCAGCATCCTTAATTCTACTGCGCCAATTGGTAATACTGTTGGGAAAATATGCGTTAACATTGGGATTTGATACTTCATACCCAGTGCTGTCAACGGTGATCAGTGGCTCAGGCCTAACACGTTCTGGACTGTCGTTACCCAACGAATCCAGCGTTCTGCTCCAAATACTTGTGCTGTTATCCACAGTTATTGCATTGCTAGCTAGACCAGGTAATTGTATCTTTCTCGGAAGATATTTTCCATTGGGTTCTTGCTGATCAATCATGCTGACATATATAACTTCGTATACTACATTATTAGTTCCAGTTTGAATAGCAACAGCTGATTTGACTGGACCAAAGGCAAACCGTTTTCTTTTATGATTGAGACCAATGGCACCCACAAACAATGCGGCATCCTTTGTTTCTATTCCTGAATAAATCAACATGTTTAAATCGGATTGTACTCCAAAGTTAGCGTCATTAGTTCTATAAATGCTGTTTGGAGTAAAAATAGAAGTGTCGTTAATAAATGTCTTCCATGTTGTTCTTTGAGATTGTTTTAAGAACGGTTTGGTTTTGATGTTGCTGAAACCTATGCTGTTGGGTGTATCCACATATAGTGTAAATGTCCTTTCAGTTGCACTGTAATCGTACTGATCCCTAGCTTGAACAACAAATGTGTATTTTTTGTCCACTGTAGTGGTGTCAAAGTCAAATGTTATGAATGTTCTACTGCTGACAACACCATCATAAAATCGTGTTAACCCTAATGAACCTGTGGTAGCGTTGTAAAACTGATTGACTTTGCCTATGATTTCTCCATCATAATTTAAAGTTAACCCTGGGGGCAATGCACCGTTGGTTAAAGTATATGACACAATGGCATCAGGTATGGTACTTGAAGCTGAAACACTCAAGTTGGAAATAAAATTTGCATTAATATTACCCAAGTTGGCATCAGTTAACCATGTAATAACACTGTCAATTTCACCAATGATACCAATGGTAAATGTTCTCGATGCAGTTGCGCTGTCTTGTTTATCTCCAAATCTAGTGGCAGTAATAGTAAAGTTATAGGTTTTTGTAATAGCAGGTTGATAAGGAACTAATCCAAAAATAGTAGCAGTCTGTATGTCAAAACTAGTGCCTTTTGGTAATGCGCTCATTGTACCTATGTAAAAACTAGTACCAGTTGGAATACTTAATTGCAAGGGTGTTAGGATAGTGAGACGATAACGGCCACTGCCTAAATTTTCTACCACACTGATTTTGTAAAGTTGAGCAGTTGCACCTGCAATGATGCCTTCAAAGTGACAAAGATATCCAGGCAGTATAGTTCCAGTAACATTAGTTACGGTTATTTTATTTCCGTTTTTAAAATTGTCTGAAGGCAAAATATTAACTGCTTGTGCCTTAACTTCTTGATTAATTAATTCTAAATTATAAAAAACATTTGAGTCATCATATAATGCTACAGGTACAGTTAGATAGTTATTGGCTCTAAACAGCCCTATATTAGTATTGGTAAGCCAAGCAGGCTGTCTTAGATAGGTAACGTCAGCAGTGAACAACTCGTCTGCAAAGCCATCTGTTGTAGTAGTATCCGCTCTAAACTGGTCATCACCGACAACAAATATTTTAAAAATACGTTGTGCAATGCTAGTGCCGTCACTCACAGTTACTTTGAATTGATAGTTAACATTTAAAGTTGACGGTCTCACATTGGGTAAGTTATAATCATAAAATACTCTGTCGTAAATATAACTGTCAAATCCGTTGGTAGCTCTTAATCCAAAGTCAAATGCCGCCGCATCATAATATGCATCGTCGTATGTGCCGGTACCGTCGGCGGGCTTAATTTTTACAGCCGGTAGAATAAATCCACTAATCTTTCCATCTGACGACATGGTCAGTCCCGGCGGCAATTTTCCATCTCCCGAAGATATAAAATAATTCAATTTTTGACCAGCACTGGTATCCAAGTCGAATGCTTCAATTTGATAATTGATATAGGTTTTGTCCAGAACATACATTTGTTGATGTGTACCGACTGCTAATCTGCCAGTAGGTGTTACAAATTCTGGAGCATCAGCACCATCAATGGTTATGGAATATGTTCTATCGGCAATTTCACCTGTGGCAGTTAACGTTGCTCTAACACAAAATGTAAACACAGTGATGTCAGATACAGAATATGGTGTTCCAGTGATTGCGCTGCCAACAACGTTTAGCCCTGGCGGCAGTTTGCCTGAAATTATCTTAAATGTTGCACCGCTGACATAACCGGCTACTAATGGCAAGGGTCTATTAAAAATAGCCTGCTCTTGGAAAGTTCCAAATGCGTAGCCAGACGGTTGTGACCAAATATTCAATGCCATATGTGTCTCAATTAAACAAACGTGCCAAAATTAAATCTATTGCTAGGTTGCGGCCCAACAAAGTCGCCCATGTCAAACAAATATCCCTGCGGGTTAGTTTCGTAGCCAGACGGATTATCAAAATCTCCAAAGTCAACAACAAGATTTTTGTTGGATTCGATTAACAATGCCATCATGGCGTTAAGAGCTACAATATCAACTCCATAAACGCTGGCCTTTACATCTCCAGCGCCAATTATGTTTCTGTTGTTTAAGTTTAGATTGCCACCCAGTGCGGGCGTAATATCTTCTATTAAACGTGTGTTGGCTTTTAAATTTACTGTGTTATCAGTTGCGGTCAGTGTAACTGATGTGTCTGTGCTGGTAAGACTTTTGAACTGCAATATAGTGCTGGTTTTGCCCTTTAGTACAGCAACGCCTGTGCCTAGATTAACACCATCGTTAATTTGCGCATCGCTGTCCAACAGTGTGAAGTTGGCATTGACCTTGTTAAATGCTGTGCGCAAATCGTCACCAGTACCGTCATTTGCATATCCACCTATTTCAATTCGTTGTATTGGCATGTTGTGCTCCGTTTAGTGTATTTACCGTATTATAGTGCCGCAATTCTTGCTTGGAAATCTGTAAAACTAGTACTGGCCGCAACTATGGCTTTTAGACTAGTTGTACTAATATAAGCTGGCTTGGCATACAGTTCAGTGAAGTTTTGATTTATTTTATCAAATGCTGTGCGCAGTGTGTCACCAGTTTTGTCGTTGACACTGAGTCCAATATTAACATTTAATTTAGTCATTATACTCTCCCCACAGCAACTTGTATCATACCTGCTTCTC